CCATCAGACCACTACTACCTCTTGCCGTACGCTTACCCTTCTTGTCTTGTGCAGTAGCTCTTTTTGACAGCCTTGTTCTCTCTTTTGCTTGAGATTCAATCGCTTTAAGTTCGCCAACATCTAAATCTCTTTGCTCTTGATAATCAACTTGTCTGGTTCTTATACTGCTATCATATATATTTGATCTGTAAGGACTAGGCCCAGATCCATACATACCTGTAGCTCCTTGACCTGTACCATCTACCCAAGATGGCTGACTACCACCAGCAAAAAAGCTATAATTGCTTGACTTAGCAAGGTATTGTGTTTTGGTTTTAGTTTTTGTAATGCCTTCTTTGATTTGTCGATCAAGTTGTTTGTTCCACCAATCTTCTGACTTAAACTGATCGCCAGCAAGCTTTCGTAACTCTTCTTGTAATTCTTTTTGTGGAGCAACTAATCCTTTAGATAGTGCCATTCCAAAATCTAATGCCATTGTTCTAACCTAAAGTCTTTTTGTATTCATCATCTATTCCTGTTTCAGGCGTTAGACGATCTGCTAATAACATACGAGAACCACCGCCTCTTTGTGCTTTCCTTTTAGAAGCCGTAAATTCTCCTTTTTCTCTTCTTTCTTCTTCTGCTTCTTTTGTTGCTTTAGCAGTTTGTTCCCTAGACATTCTTAAAGATTCTTCTGCTGCTGATGTATCTGGCTTTGGTGGGCCACCCATAAGACTTCCCATTACTTTCTCCTCATTATAAATGTATCATCTTTGTCAGCACTATATTGTTTCATCAAACCTTCTGATTCAAACTTTAAATATTTTGCCCAAGACAAAGCTCTCTTATCGTTAGAGTTTACTGTGATTTGTAAGCGATGTAAACCAAATGATATCTCACAGGTATCAAAGAATGATATAGCACTTTTAGTCATAGCTATTGGATATCGTCTAGCTTTCTCTGAAAATATAGACCACGCTTCAGCAACACCATGCCACATGACAAAACACCCAAACACAGCAACAGGAGTATCGCCAACGAATGCAGTAATACTAGGGCCACATTGAGACTGTATGTCCAAGTGGCGGATTCTATCTTTAAGCGTAATTGATTTAGGCGATTCATACTTTATGTCCCACTCAAAGTTTTTAATATGATCAATATGAAATGGTAAAAAATAAGCTCCCTTTACTACTGGCATTTCTTTTAATATTTCTACTGTCTTACTTAAATACATCAAACTCTGCTGTCGCAACAGTCTGCACAATCATCGTATTAGCTGCTAAACTGTTCTTAGTCATTCGTTTATGCTCGCCCCCACCCAACATTAAATAACCAAAAGCATCGCCAATGTGTGAGTGTTCGTTTTTATTTGGACTATCTTTAAACCTTTCATGTCCTGCACCGACAGCAATACGCTTAAAATGATAGCCACCTGCTAATGACTTTCTTATCATCTTACATGATTTATCCACAATCAAACCAGGTTTACCATTAATTAATCTTTGCATTGGCGCAGCTGCTCCCTCTCGCCTAACCTTAAAGTTATTAGATGCAGTGGGTTGCGCACGCAATCCTAGTGTTCGTAAATAATCAAATGCAGTTACTTCATAGATTGCATCTCTTTGCATACCAGCAGGATCACCCCATATTAATACTTGTGCTTTAGGATACTTGGCATTAAGCTCTGCTAACAACTGATTACCAAACCTTTCCAATCCCATATCTTCTGTGACTATCTCATGCAAGATAACCCATCGACCATTGTTAAGTCTTTGCCCAATAGCTGCGGCAGGTGTCAAACCAAAGTCAAGTCCAACATGAATAGGTAGTTGTGGATCATATTCTACTTCGCCACTCATCATTTGATCGTTGTACTCAGGCCATACTGGTCTGCCTTCTTGTACATAGGTATATTTACCTTCAGCATAACAGCGTATCCAATCTAGGTTTTTACCGCCTAGCATTTGCATGTAATAACCACTAGGTAAGTTATTTACATTTTCTGCTTTTCTATTTAGTGTCCACCATCTTCCTCCTGAGAAGATGTGATCGTTTGATTCTGGATTGTCTGGTAAATCTTCAGGCTGGACTTCGACCACACCGCCTGGTTGTTTAAAAAACTGCCAAGCAAACTTTCCTGACAGCTTGTCTTTTTCTGACAGTCTGTACCACCAGTGGTCGTCATCCATTGGGTTAGTGTCCATCCAGACTCCATGCCATGTAGGGCCACCATCACGCTTAGTAGGATAGCGACCCACCCGATGAGTAAGACCATCAATAACTGCCTTAGGAAGTTCTCTAGCTTCATTAACCCATGCCCCCGTTAGTTCTAATGATAAAAGTTTTCTAACATCTTTTGGTTGATCGAGTGCTAGAAATATAACTTCGCAGTCTATTCCACAAGCATCACCACGCTTAGGTAATCTAATATGATGTGTTATAGGTGGTGTATATAACATTGGCCCAAAAGTATTTTCAGGAAATATCTCTTGCCATGTTTTGATTGTGGTTGTTTTTAGTTCAGGATATGAGTTACGAACAATAACAAATCTCGTGTAACGAACATTGTCATGTGGTGATGGTTTCTGCCTGACAGCACGCATCATAATTTCAGCAGCACAAGCGTAAGACTTACCGCTACCTACTGGCCCCATTAATCCTCTAACAAAAGAATTATCCTGTAAGAAATCATAAGTTGTTCTAGCTCCAGTAAAATCTAAATCAATTCCTGGGCCAGCAAGAGTTTTGGCACTACGGACTTTCTTATTGCTCATCGTCTATGTCTTTGAACTTCATTGTCAGCATACGCTTGAGTTCTTGATTCTCTGTATACAAAGCATCAATAACCTCCATAACCCTTGAGTTATTTTGGTTAGCCATTGTAAACTCTTTGCGCAGTTGATCAATCTGTAGCTTGATGTCCATGCTCTTTTCTCCATTGCTTCCAAAGTTGTAAAGTGTGTATTGCCTTATCTATATCTTCATCACCATTACCTTTTAAGTCTACCCTTGTGACATACTTAATAATTGTATGTTGCATAGGATTAAGTTGATTAGCCATAGAAAACTCCATAGGCTGTATCTTCATCTTAGTATAGTGATTACCACCCACTTGGGTGTTTTTAGGATTCATTATCTTTCCAAGATACATTTATTGTTATATCGCATTTATCACAGACATAAGACCACTCAGAAAACTTTGTAGGACTAAATCTATAAACACGATCTACTCTTGTTTCTTTATTGCACTTAGGGCAGTTAATCTTCATCTATTATCTCTGGTGCTTTAATATTAATACCAATTACACTTGGTTTATCGGATTCATCTGGGTTATCAAGTAAGCCACTTGCTTTTGCAAGTAATCGTAATACCTGTACTTTATCCCAAAACTCTACAGCTATCATACCATCCTTATCAATTTTAATTGATTTAATAGCCTGTAGTGAATGCTCAGGAATATCTTTACTTGCTTTAACTTGAACATTACCTTTATCATCCCATTCCATAACATCAGTTATTTTAGTGTTTGCCATACAAAGAAGGCTGTACGCGACAGCCTCTCTGTTTGCAGCAAGTGTCGTGCTTTTCTCCAGATTTCTCTGAAGTGAGCGAACACCGCCATACCCAGATAAACTAGGTATAGGTTTGTTTTTGTTTTTAGTTTCAGCCATTAAAAGGGTAAATCATCTTCTATTTCTGAAAAACTTTCAGGCGCACTAGCTGGGGCTTTATTTTGTACTGGTGTGGGGCTACCTGCGTTCTGAACAGGATTACCAATCTTGATCCCCATCCAAGTCTTTCCACCCTTTTCGTTATTCCATAAATCGATGTAGTGTTCACTTCCATCAGGTAATAATATTTTCCCTCTATGATCTGCATGCCAATCTTCTGTTTTGCGGTCGTTCGGCCAAACTGATCCTTGTCCTGGTTTAACTTCATAATCCTGAGCCATGTTCTTCTCCTATATAATCATATAAATGTACGACAGCTTTACCGCCATCGATGTGTTCCCCTCTAGCTATCTCGATATATTCAATCTGGCTATCATCATCATACATGCCAGCTTTCATTAATGCATCTAAAATAGCTTTTAAGGTGTTGTCTAAATCAAACTTTCGTTTAGATCTAGGATGAATCATTACGCTTATGGCAACTTGTTTATCGCCAAATGTTTGCGGTTTTTTATTTTTGACAACAAGCGATACCTCTTCGGTAAACTTTACCCCAGCTGGACTAATATATCTTCTATGTCCATTCGCTTTCCAATAACTATTAACACTTGGTGGGTAAGGTAAATCTAGCCGAACAGTTTTTTTCATAACTTGTTTAGTCTACTGTTTATGTCTTTGCCAAGATAGGACTTGATTGCTTCATTAATAATCCCAGCTTTAGTCTTTTCTTGTTCCTTTGCTGCCTTACCTAGCAGATCAACACTGGTTGGTGTTAGTCTAACTAGAAATGGTTTCAAATCACTCACGCTAATCTCCTTTGTATTTATTAATAATTTTCTTACTCTTGGGTTGCTTCTTCTTCTTCTTCTTTAACTCTTTCGCTTGCTTATCATACTTCAACGCTTGTGCTAGGGAGTGGACAGAGACTTCACGACCACCATTGAAAAACCCCTTAGTCATTTTCCAATACCCATCTGCTCTCGTCCACCTATACTCTAAGTTGTTACCATTGTTAAACTCATCGCATATCATATGGTAGAACTCTTTAAGTTTCAGTACAATTCCTTTTTACTTTACAGACATCATGCGAATCATAATATCTTACAGATCCATTCTTCATGTCTCTATTAATAATCTGTGTATCTTTTGGTAGGGAAATATATTC